CCAATACATGAACGCGTCGTTGAGGCGGAACCGAGCGTGTTGCGTCGTCGCGTCGGCGACGCGGGTCGCTTTGTTGGCGACGCGCTTATAGAGGAGGTCGGTGTTGCCGCTCGAGAGGTCCGCGCCGAACAGGCCGCATTCGGCGAACAGCGTCTTGAGCTGTGTCACGCCGAAGCGAATGTCGGGCTTGTACCCCTTCACGCCGGCGAACAGCGGCTGGGGCAAGCCCGCCGGCGTTCCCGTCAGAAAGTTCGCCGCGAGCGCCGGCGTCACGTCCTCGACCTGCGAATAGAACGAGTTCGGGGTTTTGACACCGTGCAGGACGTGGACAATCGAGACGCCCATGGCGATCTCCTTCAGGTGGTTTTCTTGGGCTCGTGGATCTCGCTCAGCCGCATGTGCACGACGTGGCCGACCTTGTCAGCGAGCCGCTGTTCTTCATCGGGCGTGACGGTCGTGAGCTCGGCGGCCTTGTTCGGCTGGTTCGACTTGTAGGGCCGCATCGTGACGTAGCGCGGTCCGATCATGCGGATCGTTACCCGCGTCGGATAGGGGCGCACGATGGCGCCCTCCCGCAGCATCTTGCGCATATGTCCATAGAACACGTTGTCAACGAGCCCGTGCTCCTTGACGATCCCGTGTTCCGACATGCGGATCTTCCGCTTGATGTACCGCGGGTCGCGCGGCTGGTGGTGATAGCGGTTCTTCGCATCGGGCGTGAAGTGATCGGGGAGCATCTCGTCGTGCCATAGCTCGCCCTGGGCCGCGTTGGCCTCCTTCATGATGTTGTTCCACTCGCGCAGCTTGACCTCGGGGGGCCGCGTTTCGATCGTCGTGCAATGGAGGACGTACATCAGAGGCGGCTCACTTTCACGTCGAACATCTGCGACCAGTAAGGCTTGCCCTGTCCGGCCGCCTTCGGCGAAGTCAGTTGCGACGGCCCGATCTCGGTGATGATCTCGATCGCGAGGCGATCGTTCTGCGCCTGCAGGCCGGCTATCTCTTCGATGACTCCGCACGTGAAGTTTTCGAAGTCCGTGTTGCTGACCTCGGGAAATTGCGGGTACTTGTCCCAGTCGGTCAGCATCAAGCAAACGCTTCCCTCGGGGCGCATGTCGTAGCCGGTCAGTCGCTTCCAGATCATCGCGCCCCGCGCTGGACTTTCGATGAGGGCGAAGGGACGGTCCAAATCGCTGAACTGGTCCGCGTTGCGGAGGAATGGCCAGTAGATGCGCGAGAATGCCTCCGCCTGTGACGCGACCTCGCAGCGATTCTGAAACGCGGTCGTCTCAGCAACGAGCTCGGCGAGCTTGCGCTTCACGAGCGGGTTGAACCCCGTCGGCTCGATGATCGGCACCTCGTCGGACATGCCTAGCGCCTGGTGTGGGCGTTTCCTACTTGGATGGTTCGTTCACGCTGGAAGCGCAGCCGCCACGTGCAGCCCGTGCGGCCCAAGATGTCGGAGAGCGAATAGCGATCGCCTTGCTCCTCCGTGCGAACGAGAGCCGCGCCGATCTGCGGCTGAGCAACTCCTCCGCGTACAGATGTCGGGTCGGTCATGATTCGCACGTTGATCATTTCGATGGAGAGGTCTTCGCTGGCCTTCATTTCGTAGGCTTCGGTAGCCGGCTGCACGATGGCTGTCAGCGGCACTTGCGGGCCGCCGTTCGGAGGAATGTAAATGCACGGCTCAGCGAACTGGTCCTCATTGAAGTGGACCTGCTCGATGGTGGCTTTACGTTGCTCGCGAAAGGTCATGTGCAGCCGGCTCCTAGGCCAAGGTAAGTCACATCTGACTTACGTCGACGGCGTCGCCGCCGGTGGCGCTTCGGCGGCCGGAGCAGCCTCGACCGCGGCGGTGGCTGCGGGTTCGGCGGCCGGGGTCGCCTCGGCGGCTGCGGGTGTCGCTTCGGGAGCCGGAGCCGCGGCCGTCTCGACGGCAGCTGGCGGGGCTTCGGCAGCCGGGGTCGCGGCCTCGGAGGCGGGAGCTTCGGGGGCAGCCGGTTCGGTCGCGGCCGGATCGACGGCAGCCGGCGGCGCGTCGGGGGCCGCAGGAGCAGCTTCGGCGGCAGCAGCGGCGTCGGCAGCCTCGTCGGCGGCGGTCCGCTTGCGCAGCTCGTCGGCGATCTCCGCGAGTGTCATCGAGTTGTTGAGCAACAGGACGTGGAAATCGCGGGCCTGGTCGCCGTGCAACTCGACTCTGTCGTTGTCGGCAAATTGCACGACGACGTGCGAGTCGCTCTCGACGTGGACGTGCCGCACCTGGTCGAGGTTCAGGTAGCGGCGTTCGTTCAACTTCAGCATGGGTCGGTCCTCAATACCTGGTTCGTGAAACCCGGCCGCGGGCCCATGCCCGCGACCGGCGATGAAACGCACTGCAATCCGCCCCGACGAAACGACACTACGCGGCGCGGCGGTACTTCACGCGCATCCGCTGAATCGACAGCGTGCCGACCGCCGTCGCCGACGTCTTCTGGATTTGCGCGAAGAGCTGCAGGTTGCCGGTGTAGGCGCCCATGTTCAGCACCGCGCTCTGCGCCACGCGACGCAGGTTGCCGTTCGCGTCCTCGACCGAGGCGAGGATGTTGTACTTGCCCCCCTTGGCTTGGCCAGGGAGACCGGTCGACACGCCGCTCTTGAACTCGAGCGTGTGCTTCACCAGCGTCGTGCCGAGCGTCACACCCGTCGCCTGGGCCGTCAGGCTGTTCGTCCCGTCGACGGCGTCCAGCACGAGTGCGTTGCTGCCGACGCACTTGAATAGCACCCGCTGGGCGATGGAGGCGAGCGCATCGTTGCGGGCCGACGCCAGGCCGTACGATGCCGAGACGGCCGCGTTGAGGCTCGCGGTGACCTTGGCCCAGATGTCGACCTGGATCAGCTCGTCGATCCCGTACGGAAGAACGTCGCCCATGTAAAAGCAGGCGTTCTGCACTTCGCTGGTCGCTTCGAGCGCCAGCTGCATCAGGCCGCCGCTGGCGGCGGCGACCGTCGGCGGTCCGGAGCCCGTGATCTTCGAGCACCACGGGCCTTGGAGGACGCTGGCAACGGCGGGAGGCTTCATCGCTCCGTTGAACCGGTAGTCGTCGATCAGGACTTCTTTACTCATCGTTATGGTTCCGTTCGTGCAAAAGGGAGAGGGAGGTTGGCGATCGCCGCATCCGGCCGTCGCTGGGGTTCCTGATCAGAAACCCCAGCGGATCGACCTAGATTGCTCAGGCGCCGTTGTTGCGAACGACGCCGCGCCAGTTGCGAGGAGCGGCGCCGAACCGTCCCTCGAACTGGAAGACGCGGTTGTTGTTCTTGGGGTTGAAGTAGTTGCGCGTGCGCATCGACTCGTAACCCTTCTGGAACATGTAAACGATCGACCGGGCGATCTTCGGGTTGGCGAAGCCGTAGTACACGGTCGCCGACGAATCGCCGAGCATGGGCTCGACCCACCAGGTGACCTTCTTGCGGAAGTTTTCAGCTCCGCTGGAGGTCGTGGGGACGACGAGCAGGTTCGGGTCGAGCAGGGTCTCGGTCGTGGTTTCGAGATCCTCGGGAACGAGCAGGCCGTACAACGGCAGACTCAGCTTCCGCTTGTTCGACACGCCCTTCTGCTTTCGCAGCTTCAACCGCATGGCGGCCAGCTCGGTGCTGCTGGGCGCGCCGCCCGACGAGCGGTCGTTGCCGTGATGCGTGTCGTCGAACAGCGAGTAGCCGTCGATGAGCGTCACGTTGCCGACGAGCAGGTTGACGCACAAGCGGTTGAGCGTCATGTCGTGCGCGACTTGCTTGTCGGTGGCGGCTTCCATCAGAGCGCCGAGGTCGTCATTGGCGACCATCAGCGGCGTCAGCGCCCATTCGTCGCCATACTTGTCGGTCCCAATCCAGCCAGCCTCCTCGCTGGAGTTCGACTCGTCGAAGTCCTCACCGTCGGGAACGAGCGGGAATTCGCCGAACTCGCCGGTCGCGATCAGCGTCTTGGGACGGAAGTCCGCGACGCTTTCGATCTGGGCGGCCCAGTTGGGATAGGTCGCCGGCGCGTAGCTCGCGGCGATGTCGAGCGCCCGGCCCATCAGATTGCTCATCAGGTTCGGGAAGTCGGCGGGGCGGGCGTACCCCTCGCTGGCCCCCATCATCACGCGGCGCCCTTCGTGCGTGCTGCGCAGCACGACCTCGTCGCCTCGCATCGCCATGCCGGCGAGGGTCTCGGGGTCATCTTGCATCATGCCCACGTCTCGCCGGCCGCTGCGACGCAGACATTCGGCGGCGATCTGCACGAGGGATTTGCTGCGGAGCTCGTTCGCACCGGTCGCGATCTGGCGGCCGGCGGAGGGCTGCCAGTCGCCGAGACGCATCGACATGGCGTCGAGCGCCGCCGCGGCAAACTTCTCTTCGCTGTCGGGCCCGACGGGCACGATGGAAACTCGTTCGTTCAAGTTGGCTCCTTTCTCGGTCCACTTGACCAATGCCTGCTCGACGGACCAGCCGCCGTCGACTGCAGCCTTAACGTCGGCGGCAGCGACGCCGAGCAATTCGGCCCGCGCCTGCAGGTCGTCAGCCCGAGCGCGCTCTTCCAAGCGAATGCGCTTCACTTCGTCGGCGGTGACCGACGGCGCGCCTTGGGTCGTCGGAGCCGGCGGGTTGGCAGCCGGGGCGGGTGCCGGGGCGGGCGCGGGCGCCGGCGGATTGCCGGTTTGCGCGGGCGTCGTGCCGCTGCCTAGGGCGATCGCCGCCAAGTCGCGGAGGACGTCCCGTTGCTCGGCGGGCTTGGTCATGCCCGCGTCGGCGAAGACCTTGTCGAGCGCCTTCACCGCGTCCTCTTCCGAGGCGTCGGCCTTGATGGCGCCCATCTTGATGAGCGCGTTCTTGATATGCTGATTCACGTTCTGCTCCTCTCGGGAAAAGACGTCGGCCGACGACGTCGTCGAGCCGGGTGAAAGTTTCTCTAACTCGCCCACGACCTGGTCGAGCGTGGCAATGCGGTCGATCAGGCCATCGGCTTTCGCGCGGCTGGCGATCATCGACTTGCCACCGCCGAAGTCGGCCTTGACCTTCTCCACCGCGACATTGCGCGCGGTGGCCACCGCCGACAGGAAAAGGTCGTTGTGATCGTCGACCGTCTCCTGCAGGACGCCGCGGGCTTTCGGATCCAACGGCTCGACGGCGTTGCCAGCGGCTTTGTTCTCGCCCGCCTTCACGACCGTATAGGTATGACCGGCCGCGGCGTTCGCGCGGCTCGACTCGCGGTGCACCATGTAGGTGCCGATCGATCCGACGGTCGAGCTGGGAGTGGCCACCAGCTGGTCGGCCTGGCAGGCGATGTAATAGGCCGCGCTGCAGCCTTGGCCCGTGACGACGGCGACGATCGGCTTCTTGCCGCGTGCCGCCTGGATGATCTGGGCGAGCTCCTCGTTGCCTTGCGCTGTGCCGCCGGGGCTGTCGACCGCCATCACGATCGCTTTGACCTTGGGATCGTCCATCGCCGTGGTGAACCACTTGGCGAATTCCTGCGTCGACGTGCCGCCGGAGATCTGCATGAACAGATTCATCCGCGGCGCGAGGATACCCTCGAGCGGGAGGATCGCGACGCCGTTTCGCTCGACCGGGCCGTCGAGTTCTTCTTCGTCGTCGGTCTCGTCGACCAGGCGTCGGGCGGCGAGGATCCGGGCCTCGACCTCGGCGGCCGTGAAATCGTGTCCGGCTTGCCGGCGATCAAGTACCTCGACGATCGCGTCGAGCGATCGCTCTTCGATCTGCCAGACTTGTTGCAGGACGGCGGCGACGACGTGCCGCACCTTATGGTTTCTAGCCATCGGCGTTCCTCGACGGTCCCACGCGGTTGAGATCTTCCTGCCGGCTGGTCGAGAGGTAAGTCGACAGGTCCGGCTTCACGCCGTGGAGCTCCATGAACTTCCGCTCGCGTGCGATCTGCATGACGTTGCGGCGCCAGTCCTTGCCGCGCAATCCGCACTCGTCGCGATGCGTCGAAAGGACGCCGCGGATCCTGGTGAGGGCCGCATTGGTTTCGCGTTCGGGGTCGAGCTGCTCGCGCCCGGGGGCCTGGATCGAGAGCTTCAGCAGCGTTCGCATCCGATTCTGAAATTGCCGCGCGCCGACCGTTCGGAAATTTCCGTAAGCCGCCGACATCACGGTGTGAGCTCGTCGCACGGGTCGGACGAACGAGCGGGCTGCCCAGTTCTGCAGGACGACAAAGAACGCCTGGTCGTCGAGGTGAGCCCCACGCGCCGACGTGTAGCTTGATTCGCTGTAGTCGCCGGTGGCGCGAAGCTTCGAGATGCCGACGCTCATCGCCTGAATCTGGAGCATCAGATCAATGAAAGGTTTCGCGTCACGGTTCGGCCGCTTCGATTCGGCGACCGCGATGTCGTCCTTGGCTCCGATGTCAGCGACGAGGCCTCGGCCAAGGCGGACCGATCCGAAGTCGGACCCGGTGTCATCGTCGTCACCGAGACCAATGCCAGAGCCCGAGCCGTTCTCGCGCTTCACTACCAACGTCAGCAGCGCGCCGATCGCCGCGGCGGTGAGCTCGTTGCCGATGTACCAGTCGATGTCTCGCAGCGACTGCATCGTGGCGGTGAGCCAGCTGATGCCGCGATGATCGCTCGGCCGCGTCGGAACGTAGGAGTGAATCACGCGGTCGGCCAGGACGCGAGACGACTTCGTCGACGACATCCCCGACAAACCGTCGTACGGATGCGCGTCGAAGATGTAGTACGCGACGATCCGGCCCTTTCTGTCGTACTCGATGCCGCGAACGATCTTGCCGCCGTTGTCGAGTACTTCATCGCGATAGCTGTCGAGCTGCTCGGCCTCGAGCAGCTGATAGCAAAGCGGGATCGTACGGTCGGGCGTATTGTCCCAGCACTTCAGCATGATCGATTCGCCGGCACCGACGACCTCGCAGAAATGCTGCCACTGCATTTGGCCGAAGCCGAGCTTGCGGTCGACGTCGGCTTCTTCTTCCGCCCAGTACTCGAACTGCTCGTCGGCTTCAAAATTGAAGTCGTCGTCCGGCTCCATTCCGTCGACCGCGTCGGCGAACGTGGCAATGCCGGGCCCGATGACGTGCTTCGCCATGGCGCGGATGAGCTGCTTCGCAATGCCGTCGTTGCGGAGGAGATCTCGCAGCCGGCTCGTCACCAGGAAATGGTCCTCGCGCATCGCTGCGTCGCCGGACCGCTGGGCGGGGACCCAGTTCTTGTTCAGCTTGTTGATCTCGCCGCCCTTGAACGCATGGCCGGTGCCAAACGCGGCCTGGACGGTGGCGACGCCGCCAGGCACGGTGGCGCCTGCCACGAGCGGCATGCAAAGCTGGGCGAGGACGTCGGCGGCGGCCGTGCTCATCAGTCGATCCGCTCCGCCTGGCGGAAGATGCCGGAGCCTGATTCTGCACGCGCCTCGTTTTGCAGCCGCGTGCGGCGTTCGAAGAGGTCGTCGAGCTTGGTGCCGCGGAACTCGAGCTCCGCATCACTCCACGATTCGTAGGCGTCGCCGTTGAGACGTTTCTCGATGACGGCTTCGATAAGCTCCAGAAGGGACGCGGCGGTTGCCATGCCGCCGATCCTCACGCGCAGGTGGGTCCATTCCGAAGAACCTACCTTCCAAACGAGCGCGGATTTTTAACGCAGCCTAGGCCGCATGCTCGGCCGGCGACGGCGCAACAGCAACGGGCGCAAGGCCCCAGCGTTTCTCGCTATCACACTGAAACTGTTTGCCGTGGCGGAGCGCGCCGCAGATCGCACGGCCGTCGAAGCCCAGCTCGCGAAAATGCCGAAGCACGACGGGATAGGGCGTCGTTCCATAAGCGCGGAAGTACTCCGTGAGCTTCTGGGTGACTTCGCCTGGCGGCCGGATGCTTGACGCCTTCTGCTGGTCTTGGCGGTCCATGTCGGTTGCCGGAACGAACGCGTCCTCGGCCGCGAGCTGGTCGCCGAGGGCGTTGTCCCGCTGCAGCACGACTGACTGCATCGCACGGATGGTACGCGCCAGCGCCAGCTCCTCCTCGAGTGTCGCGATCAGGCGATCGAGCGCCTCGGGCGTCATGCACGTCAGGCCCGCGTGGATTTGCTTCAGTGCATGGCGTAGGTCCATGAGCGGATCCCTCCCAGGCACGGCCGCCGCGGTCCGGCGGCCGTGCGATCGGTTAGATTTTTCAAGTTATAGAGCTAGCGAGCCTCCACCCCCTCGGCCTCGATCGAGCGGCGGATCCGCTGCTGCATGGCCGGCCGGGCGACCTTCTCGCTATAGGTGCAGCCATCTTTGTGGGGGCAATAGTACCGCGTGAAGTACGGATCGGACCCCTTCGACTTCATCGGCTCCTTATGAATCGGGCACGTCGGCGGCTCGTTCGTTTGCCGCGTCCGCTCTCCCTTGACCTCTCCCTCCGCGGCGGCGGGTGCATCCGGCGGCTCATCGATGCCGAGCGGCTCGGCCTTCACCTTCGGAGTGGCCGCGGCCTTCTTGTTCTTCTTCCCGGCACCGGGCTTGGCAGTTTTCTTGGCCATCATTTGGCTCCCGTAAAAGGTTAGCGCGCAGAGAAATCATCCTCGTCGCCAGCCGACTTCGCTGCGCCACGCGCCGGCTTTGCATCTCGCTTCGCTCGTTCGACCAGGCCGTTCCAATCTTGGCCGGTGACCATGTCTGCCGCGGCTCGAGCATACACCTCGTCGTCCCAGTAGTGGTTGCCCAGCCGGTTGTCGACGATATGCCAGGCCACCTTCTTGCGGCCGCTCTTCGTTTTGGTGAGGCTCTTCGCCTCGTTGCAAATCTGACGGAGGTAGGTCTCGGCCTCCTCGACCGCCCCCTGGTGCAGCCACCACGCGCCCGGCTTGTCGAGCGCCGCGGCGAACCTGGCGGCGATGTCGTCCTTGTAGGCGTCGACGTCGAGGGCCCAGCGCTTCAGACCGCCAGGATACGCCTTCCCGGTACCGGCGTGCTTGTCGATCGTCGAGCAACGGAAGAACTCGCCGGCGGGAACGCGCGAGTCGCCGGCGATGATCCGCAGCCGCTCCGTCCCTTTGCCGCTGCGGGCCCGGACCCACTCAGCGACCTCCCAGCTGCGGTGACCCTGATAGTCGATCGCCGCGAGGCGAACCTTCAGCTGCGTTCGCCCGAGCGCGTCCGGGGCCACCAGGGGGAATCGCCGCTCGAGCAGCAGATCGTCGAGCTGGTCGAGATCGCTTTGATAGATCGACGCGCCCTGGTCGTTGTGGCGCATGGCGGCACGGCCCCAGTCGATCAGCCAGCTCGTGCACCCATCGCCCCAGGCCCGCACGATCCAGTAGACGCAATCGTCCTGCACGTCGATGCCGGCGGT